GCATTTGCCAGTTCAGCAAGAGTATCTAATATTGCTGGTGCGTTATTTGTTAAATCTGATATAGCGTTAGAAATTGCGTTTGCTACATATGTAACTCTAGCAATGGCATCTGGTATTTGTGCTACAGGTATTAAATTGCTTCCATCTAATGTGGCAACACCGTTTGCTGCACCTTTTTGTGTTAATGCAACGTAATCTGCAGTTCTAGCAATACCACTAGGTATCTGTGCTGTAGGTATTAAATTGCTTCCATCTAATGTAGCAACACCGTTTGCTGCACCTTTTTGTTCTAATAAAATGTAATCGTCTAGGTTTCCGCCTAGATCTTCTATATTTTTAAAGTATGGCAAATCATCCCATGCTGTAGAGTTGTCACCCATTTTAAATTGTCCTGTGTCGGTTTCAAAACCAATTTCTCCAGAACCTAGAGTAGGGTTAGCATTAGCCCACTGTGCAGCAGTTCCTCTACGTTGTAGCATCCTTGTTGCCATGTTTATCTCCTTGTGTAGGTCTTACCTACTTTGTATTTTCACTTAATTATAACACTTTTTTAAAATGTTTTAATTAAATTCACTGCTTGGATTTCCACCATCAAATGTTTGAGCCCATGTTATTAAATCTGGGGATCCTCCATTTATTGTAGAAGTTTGTGGATCGTCATAACTGGCGGCATCATAAAAGGTTGTTGATATTCTTCCGTCTCCGTCAATTGATGTATTGTGAATGTGATCTGGAATATTTTGTATGTCATTACTTGTTGCAATTGTAAACCAGTCAGTTTCATAATAAATTTTTAATCTTTCTGCCGTGGTATCAAACCACATATCCCCATTGTCTGGGGAAATAGGGGCAGTATTTGCTACTGGTATACCAGTTACAGAATCTACGTATTCTTTAGTAGTAGCGTGACTTGAGTGTGTAGGTGTTCCTACTGCTACCGCGTTTCCAAATGAACCGCCGTTAGTTACGACTAATCCATTCTTGACTTTAAAATCTTTTAGATTTGTAGTCATTTACTGCCCCCTAATTTTTTTACTAGACTAACAATGTACCAACAACTGTTACATCTGAGTTGTTATTGGCTGTTGCTACTCTTAGTCTTACATCTGTTCCGTTTACGTCTGCAGAAATTGTGGATGCAGATCCATTTGTTCCTACAATTGCGTATTCTGTGATTGCGATGTTGTTTGAAGTATCAAGAGTTAAGATAACTTTTGAAACTTCTGTGTGTGCACCGTAAGCAACTTTTACTAAGAATTCGGCTGAGCGATATTCTGCTAATGCCCAGTCAATTGCTGTAACTGTGCTTGCTGTTGGAGCATTTACTGTTGCTGCTACTTGTCTAGCAACTGTGTTAATATCAATTTCAGTGAAATTAGGTATTATTGCTTCAAGAGCATCTACTGCACGTTGATCTGTGAAGTAAAGGTTTGTTGAACCTTCAATCAAAGCATCTGTGTTAGAGTCTCCTACACCATTTTCTGCTGTAATTACCAATCCTTCAGAGTTACCTGTGATTGTGATATTTGTTAGAGTTGCCAGTGTTAACAAACTTGCTGCTGATTCTTTAGCCCTTGTATCTGTGAAGTATTCGTTTGTTCCTTCTTCGATATCAGTTGTTGACAAAAGATTAATTGCATTGTCTGTGTAAGAATTTGCATTTGCTAAAGCATTTCCTGCTGCGTTGTTAGCAAACAGTTCTAAATCTGCATATGCATTTCCTATTTCTAGGTCTGTATAAGCAGTTGCATTTGAATAAGCATTTGCTGCTGAGCCTGAAGGATCGTAACTTCCAGTAAAGGAAATTGTGTTTCCTACGATATCAATGTCAGTTCCTGCAATCAAAGCATTTTGTTTTTCTGCAACTAAGTTGGTTATTGTTCCAACAAAGTTTGCATCGTCACCAATTGCTTCTGCGATTTCGTTAAGTGTATCTAATAACGCTGGTGCATTGTTTGTTAAATCAGCAATTGCATTACCTACTGCAAAGTCTGCATAATCTTCTAAGTTAGAGACTGCATTAGAAATTGCGTTGTCAGTGTATTCTTCTAAGTCAGAGACTGCATTAGAAATTGCGTTGTCAGTGTATGAGTTTGCATTTGCTAAAGCATTTGCTGCAGATCCTGCTGGATCATAGTTAGTTGCTAATCCATCAGCATAATCTTCTGCATCAGACAGAGCGTTTGCATAAGCATTTGCTGCTGAGCCTGCTGGATCGTAAAGTCCAGCCATTGCTGTTTCTGCTCTTTCATCTGTAAAGTAAAGGTTTGTTGTACCTTCTGCTACATCATCAGAATTATGATTAGAAATGTCTGATACTTGACCAGTTACATCTCCAACTAAGTCTGCTGTGATTGTATTTGCAAAAAAGTTTGCATTTGCATCACGAAGTACTAGTGTGTTTGCTACTGCGTTTGATGAAGCGTCTCCACCAACCAGGTCTATAATGTACTGTTGATTATCTGTACTTTTTGTCAGAATGTCAAAGCCATCAATAGTACCTGTTGTTCCTTCAACGACTAAACCATGTTTAATCTTGAAATTTTTTGTTACTGTTGCCATTTTTTATCTCCTTATGCCTTAAGTCCCATGCGTGCGTAACGCAAGGTGACAGGCTTTATTACTGAGTCTGGAGTGATTGTTAAAGCCACTGTATTTCCAGCCCTTGAGACACTTATGGTTCCAATATTCCCATCATTGTCTATTGTTCCATATTCGCTTACGGAAACATCTGCTCCGTCAACCAATATGGTCAATTCTGTTGCGTAGAAATAGTTATCGCCTTGTGTTGTTTTAGAAATTGAAACAAGGTACTTAACCATTCTCCACTCTGTTGCATCAAAACTATCAAAAATTGTTATATTCTGAATTTCTGATATTGTGTTGTCGTTATTACCGAAAGTACCAAGGCGTGTTGCTTGGGACGCGGTAGTGTCAATTAAATCTTCATAGTCTTGCTGAGATGGCCTATCGCCAGTCTCATAACGTGATTTTACTGTTGAAATTGATTGTTGTGCCATGACTAAATTATAACATTATTTTTACAAAATTATTGCAAATTAAACAAATATATAGGTTCCTACGTGCACTACCTTAACGTGTGGTGCTACATATACAGAACCGCCAAGTTTACGCCATAGTGTACAGAAATAGTAGTCTTCTGACAAAAGTCTTTCCTCTTCTGGGTCTACTTGTGTTTTCCAAAAATCATAAATGTATTCACCTTTTTTAATACCACCCAAATCTAGTTGATCACTTTTATATTTTCCAACATGTTCTTTCATTGTTTCAAAAACATTACGTTTAATTAACAGCAAACCAGTTCCTATGTTTTTTACCTCTAATGGTTTTTTAGGATTATCTGCTACCTTGTGCAAGTCTTGTCTATCAACAAAGTTTATGTTTACATAAGATCCAAACCTTTTCAAATCAGGTTTTTTTAATTCTGCTGCTTTTTCTACGTTAGCCCAGTTAATTGCTTTCATTGGCACGGCAGCCCCAATAATATCTAAATCTGCATCAATCATATCTATAACACCATCAGCGTTAAAACCTTCGTCACCATCAATAAACAATAGGTAGTCAGCATCAGATCTTAAAAATAGTTCTGTAAGGGTGTTTCTGGCTCTGTTGATTAAAGATTCATTGTATAAATCGTTAAACGTTACTTTGTATCCTTTATAGGTTAGTTTCATTACTAGTCCCATAATGCTCTTCATAAAGTATCCATGACAAACCCCACCGTACATTGGGGTTGCTATAAAAATGTTAGGTTTTTCTTTTTTAGTCATATGTCTATTCTACAGTATATAGTTGCTATAGCCAATAACCTGTAAAGGAATTGGGGGCACATTACCTGGACCATACCCTTCTACTGTTATTGTTGTAAATCTTATTCTAAAAGGTAAGGTGTAATTTATTTCTACCGTGCTAGGTTTGTAGGATATTTTGGTTTGGTAATAGTCTGAGGTTTCAATACGTCTTAATTTTTGTTTATTGTCATCAACAATAATTGCTGTTGCCATTAGTCAGTTACATCTTCAAGGATAATCAGACTGCCTTGTGCAACTGTCCAAACAATTTCTGATGTAGATAACTCAATATCAAAAATATCTCCTGTTTGAAGGTTGTGTGATTCTTCTGCTGCAAGTTTAACTGTAAATTCTCCAGCCAAATCATCTGCATCTGCTGCTGGAGTTAAGAGCATAACTGTGTTTGCATTATCTGTTATTACTCCAAGATCTTTAGCAAGGTTTGGTCTTTTAATTTTCATAGCAATGTTCCAATCTGCTATAACTAAAGGGGCTTGTGCATCGTCTGTTACGTAAACTTTAAACGCTGAGGTGTCACCACGAACTACTGTCCATTTAACGGTTGGGGGTTTAGCACCTACGTTGTATAAATCTTGAGATGAGTTTCTGAGAATGGCCATATTGTAATTATATCATGTTTGGATAAATAATTATGAAAGACCGTTCTTTAATGCTCCCCAAGTACCGTTACCTTTGGCGGTAACTACAAGAACTCCATTAGATGCATCTGCGTAAGCACAAACTGCTACAGCACCTGCACCACCTGCTGGTCTAACGTTTGTTAAACCTCCACCAGTCTTTACATATAAAATATCACCTGCAACAAATTCAGATGTATTCACATCTGGTAATACTCCAGAGACTACACATATTCCTTGTGCATTATTTGCTGTTGTAGATTTTAATAATCCTAATATTGGTGATGTTGTTGTAGGAATTGCTTTTCCTACTGTTGTTAAATCTTGTCCTGAATTATGACCATTAATAAATACAGGAGATCCTGCTGCAATTGATGCTCCAGATGTATTAATTACATCTAATTTCATGTAAGATAAGCCAAGTCCAGCAAGTGTATTATCTAATGAAGTTGCTAAAGAAGCAATATCTCCATGTACGTTTACACTATCATCAACTTGTGGGTATGGTAAATTATATATGCTTGATTGACCTGTTGCCATACAAATATTATATCATTTTAAATAATTTTTTGTATTATCTTACTAATATGACATTTTTGATTTGACTTGCTGGCAAATAGATGTTATACTTGATATATGACACCTACCAAGGGTGTCATGTTTTCTTAGGAGAGAACTATGAAAAAAGATAAAAAATTTTTAATAGGATTGCTCGCAAGTCTTGGATTATCTTCAGTATTTTTGAACATTTCTAATGCTCAAGGTGTTGAAACTAACCTGAAAAACGATAAATATGCAACATTTACCGCTGAGGCGGTTTTTTTGCTTTCTAGGCCAGATCATTTAAATAAACCATCTAGAGATAATGTAAGAACCCTTGCTGAATATCAGGATAAAGGACAACTTACTGACATTGAACTAAAAACTTTGCTATCTGCTTGTGGTTTTGAAAATAAACACTTAGTTGAGGCTTGGGCCATTGTTAAAAAAGAATCAATGGGTAACGCCTTGGCTTTTAATGGCAATAAAAGCACTGGAGACAAGTCATACGGATTATTTCAAATAAATATGATTGGTGACCTTAATGCTGATAGAAAAGAAAAATATAATTTAGACTACACTAGTCAACTTTTAAATCCATCAATTAACTGTCAAGTTGCTTACATAATGAGTGATGGTGGAAAAAATTGGGGACCTTGGAAAGGCATAACTTCAAAAACTAGAGAATTTATGTACCAGTTTCCTAAAGATTAATTTACTGGATAAGCGTTATATACAAGTAAAGAATCTGCTACAACCAAGCCAAATGGTTCTCTCATAAAATCATAAACATCTCTATCTTCTTTTACTGTTTCTATTTTATAAACAATACATGCTGCTTGATCGCCAATCATTTCGGTTGGACTTTTTGCTATTTGATCATTTATTTTTAATTCAGAAGCAACACAAAATATTAGTTTATTATCTCTTATTACTAAAATATCTTCTTGAGTAGAAAATCTTTTATAAATATCATCGTTAATTATAATAGTTTCAGAAACATTGGTTTTTTTAATGTTTGTTACTTTAGACTCTACAGTGTTATACTCAGTAACTACATCACCTGACCAAGATTTTAATCCTTCGTGGTTTGTTATAGGTAAACCGTCAAAAGTTTTAGTAATTAATATATCTTCAACAACTATATCTTTTGCTAACTTATATCCTTCTTTAGTTAATACTGGTGTATTTTCATCTATACAATAAGTAGGTGTAAATCCATATGAAATTGGTGAAAATCCAAATACTCTAAATGGTGAAAATCCAAATACGTTAAAGGGAGAAAAACCAAATACGTTAAAAGGAGAAAACCCAAATACTGTAAAAGGAGAAAACCCAAATACACCAAATGGTGTAAAACTAAACTGCCTTACGGTCAAATCAACAGTTGCTTCATAATCTGCTGGTGTTGTAACTGCGGGAATTTGTTCAACAATTAATCCATCGTTTGCTAATTCAGCAGGTTCTCCAGAAACTGTAGTGGTTACATTACCTAAAACAAAACCTTCAGATACAACATCTGCTTGAGCCTGTGCACTTGTTCTTCCAATAAAATTAGGAACCAGTTTCATTCCTTTTTTTACAACGTATTTAACTAGTTTTCCAAATAATGCCATAGCAAACCCCTATGCGATCAAGTCGCCGACTAGAAGCCAGGTGTTTGTATCAAACTTAAACAAGGATGCACCTGAGTACCTTGCTGCAATTGCTTTATTTGCATTTTTACTATTTAAAGTAACTCCTGCACCTGCAACAAATGTAACAGACCCAGTATTCATTCTAAAAACATCTATTTCTGATCCTATTGGAAAAGCAATACTTGAATTAGGTGGAATAGTTACTGTCCATGCTCCTGTAGAATCAAAAGTTATACTTTGACCAATATCACTTAATGTTAAATCATAATTTTGTGTTCCGCTACCAGCCTGCTTATTAAAGGTAACTAAACCACCATAAGATATCCAATTAGTTCCGTTGTAAAATTGTAAATCATTAATTGCTACAGCACCTGCGGTTTGTCTAACAAAACAAACTGTTCCTCTTACTGGTGCAGATAATGCTGCATCTCTTGCTGAAGGATTTAAAAAGTTGTTTATTCCAGCCTTAGCAGTAATTACTGCATTGGTATCTGCAAATGTAACATTGTTTTGAAATTCTTGTGTTCCAGACCAAATATAATTTGCAGCAGTGTTTGTGTTTGCACCAAGTGCGTAAAATGTGTCTGTTTCTTGATCGTAAACGTATGCTGTTTTACCAGTAGTATTTAATGATGGCATTATTCACCGATTCCTATTGCTTTAAGTTCTTCTTCTGTTAAACCTAGTGCAACTA